GCCGTTCACGTCGTGACGGCCGAAAACGTGCATTTGTACCGGGACGGCGGCGACGATGACGAAGAGGCTTAACCTCGTCATGACCGCGCCGCAGTCCGAGTTTTTCATGATGGAGGAAAAGTATTGCGCCTTCGTCGCGGGATTCGGAACCGGCAAGTCGGAAACGATGGCGAACTGCGCGGTGCGCGATGCAATGCACTCGTCGTCGTCGATGGTTGCGCTCTATGAGCCGACATACGACTTGATTCGCCTGATCATGGCGCCTCGGATGGAGGAAAAGCTGTCCGAAATCGGCGTTCGGTACAAATACAACAAGACGGAAAACATCATTTACACGTCGTCGAGCGGGATAGGCGACTTCGTGTTGCGCACGCTCGAAAACCCGGCGCGGATCGTCGGTTATGAGAGCTACCGGGCGCACGTCGACGAATTGGACGTGCTGACCGAAGATAAAGCGCGCATGGCGTGGCAAAAGATCATCGCGCGGAATCGACAGCGCATCACGGTCACGCAGAAAGACGGCAAGCGGAAAAAGATGCTCAATCGCGTCTCCGCATACACGACGCCGGAAGGGTTCAAGTTCACCTACAAGACGTGGAAAAAAAGCCCGAAGCGCGGTTATCGCATGCTGCAAGCCGCGACGGCCTCGAATCCGTTCCTGCCCGATGACTACATTCAAGGCTTGATGGATTCCTACCCGCCTCAGTTGATCGAGGCGTATCTGAACGGCGAATTCGTCAACCTGACGCAAGGCACGGTCTATCTGTGCTTCGACCGCAAAGAGAGCGTCAAGCCCTGCCCGTATAACCCGGCGCTTCCGCTTCATATCGGGATGGACTTCAACGTAAATCCCATGAGCGCGAGCGTGCATCAGGAACAGCCGAACGGCGAAATCTGGTGCGTCGGCGAGTTCGCGGAGATGACGAGCAACACGCACGACCTGGCCGACAAAATCGCGGCGCGGTACGGGCGCCCGTCGTTCGACCCGGATAAGCCGGACCTGTCGCACATCACGATCTACCCCGACCCGGCCGGCACGCAGCAGAAAACGAGCGCGCAGGGCAAGACCGACATTTCGATTCTTCGCGAGAAGGGCTTTCGCGTGATTCACATGAATGCGCACCCGACGATTCGCGATCGCGTGAATTACGTGAACGGAATGCTGCTCAACGCCAACCGCGTGCGGCGCTACTTCGTCGACCCGTCTTGCGAAAACGTCATCCAGTGCTTCGAGCAGTTGATCTATGACCCGAACACAGGGCAACCCGACAAGAAAGGCGGTGCGGATCACATGCCCGATTCGGTCGGCTATTACCTGTGGACGAAATTCGTTTGGGTTCCGGCGCAGCGCGTTCAATCCGATCACCTTCACCGATAGGCGGCGCATGAAACTCAAAAGCTATTCGACGCTGATTCACATCGACCATTACGGCCCGAAGCACGAGGCGACGCTGATCGAATCCGTGTTCGAGCACTCCGACGTCGACACGGTTTCCGCTGTTCTCACGCGCGTTCCCGATGGATGGATCGGCTCGACGCATATCAACCCCTACAGGATTCACTGATGTGGCAAACGCTCCGCGAGCGACACCCGAAGGATAACGACCTGCCCGACCGGGCGCACGCAATCGGGTGTCTGACCGCAATCCTCGACGGCACGCAATACGACGTGCTGCCCTACTCGTTTCACACCGAAAAGTCGCAGGCTGAAGAATACATTCCGCTGCGCGAGCGCCGGCCGTCAGTGCGATACGCGCTCTGCACATCGGTCGTCGACGACTCGGTCGGCCTGCTGTTCTCTGAGGAACACTTTCCGACAGTCGCGAGCGAGAACCCCGACGCGGCCGAAAAACTCGAAGCCGTCGCGAAAGATTGCCACATAAACGAACTGATGATCGACGCGGCGACGCGCGGCTCGGTTGGATCGGTTGCTGTGCTGATGCGCGTGCTGTCGAGTCGGCTGTTCTTTTCAGCGCTGAACACGCAATTTCTCACGCCAGTGTGGAAGGCCGACGCGCCCGACACGCTCGAAAAGGTCGTCGAGCAGTACAAGACGAAGGGCCGGACGCTGAAGGAACAGGGCTACACGATCGCCGACGACGATTTGGCGGTCGACTTCTGGTTTATGCGCCATTGGGACGCCAGCACCGAAACATGGTTTATGCCGTGGAAGGTGAAGGGCGAGCAACCGGCGCCGAGCGTCGACGACACGCGCACGGTTACGCACTCGCTCGGCTTCGTGCCGGTCGTCTGGATGAAGAACCTCCCAGGCGGCGACGACATCGACGGCAAATGCACGTTCGCGAAGGCGATCGACACGAACATCGAAATCGATTATCTGCTGTCGCAAGGCGGTCGCGCGCTGAAGTATCAGAGCGATCCGACGCTGATGATCAAAGAGCCGGCAACCGGCGACGGCGGTTCGCTCGTCAAGGGCGCCGGCAATGCGATCACGGTCGGCGCAGACGGTGACGCGAAGTTGCTCGAAATGAGCGGCGACGGCACGAACGCGCTGCTCGAATACGTGCGGCTCGCTCGTCAAATCGCGCTCGAATCGATTCACGGCAACAAGGCCGACGCCGACAAGATCGCGGCCGCGCAGTCGGGGCGCGCTATGGAACTGATGAATCAGGCGCTTATCTGGCTCGCCGACAAGCTGCGCATTTCATACGGCGAAAAGGGCTTGCTGCAACTCTATCGCATGATTGCGAAGGCGTCGCAAAAAGTACCGCTCGTCGACTCGAACGGTGTGCGCATCGAGGCAATCGCTTCGGACAAGCCGCTCTCGCTGAAATGGCCGGCATGGTATGCGCCGACCTGGTCGGACAAGCTGAACGAAGCAAGCGCGCTCACAACGCTCACGCAAGGCGGCTTGCTCTCGAAGGAAACGGCGACTGGATCGATCGTCGAGCAATACGACGTCGAGGATTTGCCTAAAGAACTCGCGCGCATCAAAACCGAATCCGCAGAAGCGGACGCGGCGGAAGTTGCGAAAGCGACAGCAATCAAACCCGTCCCGGATAACACCGGCGACTGATCGCGCTTGATGCGCACACCAAACGGCCCGCTCGATGCGGGCTTTTTTCATTTCATAGGGCGGGCTGATGCCCGAATCTGACACATGCGAATCTCGAATCTGCTTTCTACCCTGCTCGGCTTCTCGGGCCTGTTCCAACTGCGCGCCGATGAAGGCGACACAGGCGGCAACGCTCCCGACAACCGCCAGCCGGCGCCGAAAGAGTCTTTCTCCCGCGAGTACGTGAGCGAACTGCGCGAGGAAAACAAGTCGTGGCGGCTGAAGATCAGCGAGCGCGACACCGAACTCTCGACGCTCAAAGCGAAGGTCGCGGAACTCGAAACGGGCGGCAAAGACGCGCTCACGAAGGCCGAACAAGCCGCGAACGATCGCGTGCTGCGCGCTGAACTGAAAGCCGTCGCCGCCAAGCATGGCGCTGTTGACGTTGCCGACGCGCTGAAGGTGCTCGACATCTCCGGCGTGAAGCTCGACGAGAACGGCAACCTTGTCGGCGCCGACGAACTGTTCGAGAGCGCGAAGAAAGCAAAGCCGTATCTCTTCGGCACGACCAACACATCGAGCACCGAGAAGCCGCCGAAGCCGGGCGACACGAAGCCGGTCGACGTTCGCACCGCAGACGCGAAGGATTACGAGGCACAAAAAGCGGCGTACCTGAAGGCGTCGCGCTAAACCCGCCCGAAACCGAGCAGTAACCCAACCTAAACCGAAGCCCGCCATTGCGCGGGCTTTTTGCTTTTAAGGACGCATCACAATGCCGATCAGCAATTTCCCCGCCGCTCTCCAGCCGGCAATCCAACAAGGTTTCCTGGCTCGCGAGTTTCAAAGCGGCCTGGAATCGCAAATCACTTACCGCGCTGTCGCTGACCGCGAGAAGTTCGCGAACGCGGTCGGTGAAACGATCACCAAGACCCGCCGCGGCCTGAAGGCGCCGGTTACGGCTCCGCTGAACCCGGCCGGCAACACCAACCTCGACAACGGCCTCACGCCGTCGGGTTGGACGATCGAGCAGTACACGCTCGGCATCGACATGTACGGCGATACGATGGATTTGAACATGGTGACGACTCGCGTCGGCATCGCGTCGCAATTCCTTCAGAACGCGCATGTGAACGGCGTTCAAGCCCTGCAATCGCTCGACCGCCTCGCGCGTAACAAGCTGTTCGGCGCATACCTGTCGGGCAACACGCGCGTTCGCACGACCCTCGGCGCTCCGGCCGCAACGGTCGCAGTCGATGACGTGCGCGGCTTCCAGTACGTGTCGGTCAACGGCGTTCTCGTTCCGGTTTCCGGCACGAACACGCTCGCGGTCGTTTTCGCGAACGGCAACAGCTACACGCTGACCGGCGTCGCTGTCGACGGCTCGAACGTGTCGACCGCACCGCAAGGCGTATCGGGCACGCTGACGTTCTCGGGCAACGTGACCGTCGCCGACGCAACGGCCGGCAACTCGGTCATCGCTTCGAACGCCGCTTCGGTGCTGCGTCCGAATGCTCGCCTCTCGACCTCGGCAATCGTCGCGGGCGATCTGCTGACGATGCAAGACCTGCTGGCCGGCGTGACCGTGCTGCGCAATAACCGCGTGCCGACCATCGGCGGGCTGTACAACTTCTATGCGGACAACGCACAGTTGAAGGGTCTGTTTAAGGACGCCGATTTCAAACTGCTCTATCAAGGTCAGTACGGCTCGCAAGCTTACCAGACCGGCCAAGTGATGGAACTGATGGGCCTGCGCATCATCCCGACCGTCGAAGCACCGCAACAGACGCTTGGCGCTGTCGCTGTTCACCGCGGCATCATGTGCGGTCAGGGCGCGCTGATCGAAGGCGATTACGAAGCGATCACGAACAACGAAATCGGCGACGACAATGCGCTGATTGAGATGATCGACGGCGTTGCAATGGTCACGCGTGAACCGCTCGACCGCCTGCAACAAATCATTGCTCAATCGTGGTACTGGATCGGCGGCTTTGCTGTTCCGACCGACGTCACCGCGACGCAAAACATCATCCCGACCGCGACGAATAGCTACTTCAAGCGCGCTGTCGTGATCGAATCGGCCTAATCGGTCATGGGGCGCGCGCTCAAAAGGTGCGCGCCCTTTCTTTCGAGGCAATCATGAGTGACGCAAACGCGCCAGAAGGCGCACAGGCGGCTCTCGCGACCTCGGATGCTCCAACCGATGCTCCGAAGGTCACGAAGCCCGCCAAGGCGGCAAAGAATGCGCCCGCGCTACCGGAATCGGTGACGCTCGCGGCGCCGCATCAATTCTACGACGAAGCCGGCGACCTTCAAGCCTGGTGGACGAACGACGTCGTGACGGCTAAGGCCGAAATCAAACTGCTGATCGAGCGCGGCGCGCGCCTGCTCGGCATCAACGGGGAACAAGGCTAATGCTCACCGACGCTCAACGGGTCGACGTTCGACGCTTCTGCGGCTTTCCGCTCTTTGGTGGCGATCCCGTTCAAGCGTTCGGGCATCGCTTCTATCAGCATTACGGCACGCTCGAATATCGCATGTCTCACATGCAAGACGCGGAAGAGGCGGTAGTGACGAACTACCTCACGCAACTCACCGCGCTCGAAACGGCGATCTACGGCACGAGCGACAACCTCGACACCGACGTCGCCGCGGTGTGGACGCACAACAAGAACGAGCAGCGCGACCGTGAACGGCTGTTCGACGGCACGCGACGCCGTCTGTGCGGATTCTTCGGCATCCCGCCCGGCCCGGCGTTCGACGTCTCAGGCGGCGGATCAATCACGCTGGTGGTCTGATGGACGGCGCCAAAGCACAAGCACAGGTCTACAAGGGATATGCGCAGGTCGCGAAGCGCCTCGGCAGTGTGTTCTCTCTCTACCGGCCGACGTCGGCGGATATGAGCGCGGCCGCGCCGATCGCAACCGGCTTTCTCGCGAGTCTCAACGCCGAAGATATGACCTACCGGCGTCCGAACAAGTACGGCAAACCGACCTGGTTCGCTGTGATGGACGGTCGACAAACGCAGGTCGGCGATTATCTCGTCGGCGCGACCGGCACATTCTTCGTCGGGGCGCAGCAACCGCTTCTCCCGATTCTCGTCATCGAGTGCAATCGCACCGTCAACATCACGCGCCCGCAGGTTCAGACCGAATTCGGCGCCGTCTCGAACTACGAAGGCACGACCGCCGCAAACGAAACGCCGCTCATGACCGGCTGGCCGGCGAGCGTGCTGCAAGGCACGAAGGGCGAGAAAGGCGGCGTTGCGCTGCCTGGTGACGTGCGCGACGCATGGTGGTCGGTGCTGATGCCCGAATGTGCCGGCGTCATCCTCCGCTCGGGCGATCTGATCGCTGACGAACTCGGGCGCCGATACATCGTGTCGAGTGCGGAACTCACGGACCTCGGCTGGCGCATCACCGCGCAACAGGGGCAAACATGAGCGATTTGACTGACGTTCAGAATGTGCTCGTCGGAATGATCGCCGGCTGGCTCTATCCGAACGGCACGAACCAACCTTCAGCGGTTGGTTTCAACGTGCGCGTCGGCGCCGGATGGCCGACACAATCGAGCCTCGACGCCGATCTCGCGGCCGGCATCGCCCAGGTGTCGATCTATGCGACAGCGAGCGAACGCAAAACGACCCGCTACATGCAGGGCTGGCAACCGCTCGCGACATTCGCCCCGACGATCACGCTCGCGAAGGCCGGCAACGTCGTCACGGTCGGCGGCGCAATGCCTGCTCCGTTCTCGACACAAAACCTCGCGGTATTCGTCGGCAACTCACCGTATAGCTACTCGGTGCAACCGAACGACACGCTGACGAGCATCGCCGCCGCGCTCGCCGCGGTCATCGCGCAGGCTTACCCCGGCACGACAAGCTCGGGCGCAAATATCACGCTGCCCGCGAACGCCGCCATCGGTGCGCTTCGGACGGGCGGCACAGGAACCGCGATCAAGGTCATCAAAAATCAGGATCGCGTGTTTCAAATCACGGCTTGGTGTAGCACGCCCGCGCAACGCACGGCGCTCGCCAACCTGATCGATCCGAATCTCGCCGACCTCAAGTTTCTCGCGATGCCCGATGGCTTCAACGCGCGAATCATTTACATGGATAGCCCGCAGCAGGACATCGGCGAGAAAGCGCGGCTGTTTCGTCGGGACTTTCGCTATCACGTCGATTTCGCGACGACGAAGGTCATCGACGCACCGCAAGTCATTGTCGGCGACCTGAACATCATCACCGATGCCGGCGCCGTTCTAAAACCCGTCTAGGAACCCTATGGCAAAGCAAGACGACGCGGCGAGTTTCGATTACGAACTCGTCGTGCTGCATCAATTCGGCTTCACCGAGCGCGGCACGCGTATCAGTGACCCGGCCGCAATTCAAGCGGTGATCGACGAAGGTCACGCCGACAAGTGCGTGCGAGTCGCAAAGGAGGCTAAATAATGCCGATTTATCAAGCGAACAGTTTGAACGTTTCGGCGCTCTCCGCTCCCGGCGTTTATCTGCAAATCCAGACGCCGCCGCTGCTTATCAACGGCGTCCCGTCGAACGTGCTCGGCGCGGTCGGTATCGGCTCATGGGGTCCGGTGAATGCTCCGGTGCTCGTCGGCTCGCCGAATGACGTCGCGCAATGGCTCGGCGCAAAGCAAGTGCGGAAATACGACCTCGCAACCGCGATGGACGTGTTTTTCCTGCAAGGCGCGACCGCGATCCAGTACGTGCGCGTCACGGACGGCACCGACGTCGCGGCAACCGGCAAGCTGATGGACACCAACGGCACGCCCGCAATCGGCGCCAACCTGACGGCGATCTACACCGGCACGCGCGGCAACTCGATCGTCGCATCGATGGCGGCTGGCACGAAGGCGAGCACGTTCAAGGTGACGATTTCGCTGCCG